GGTTCCCAACCAAGTTGCTCAAGTTCTTCTGTGCCATTGAGTTTGCCATCATAATATCTCCATTTCAACTTGGTCAATTTGTTGAGATCAAACTGAAGTTTCTGTTCGCGCATCTTTTGATGCTTGTATACTTCTATGTATTTGGCGTGTAGAGACGATAGACGAATGGACTCTGTGCCCAATTCGGTGCTATCTATCTGAGAATCTTTCTTCCATGCTTCCATCAAGTCATCAATGTTTCTAATCATAATCCACCATTCTTGGAAATATAGTGACTATACACTATAAATCAAAGAATGTCAACATCAAAATAGTTATATCTAAAAGATGCGGAAGATGTTAATGTCATGCTAGCATCCATTGTATAGTCAAATGAAATAGCGGAGACCATAGTAGGAAAACAATCTTTGAATGTGATGCGAATGTTTGGTGTATTTTTGTTTGACATTATCGTCATGACTGCGTCAGACACAGTACCACCATAATCTTGATTGTCTTTTAGTAGACGACGATATTGATCAAATTCTTTTGGAAATGTTAATCCTGTTATCCAATTATGAATTTCTAACCAAGAACGTAAATCTTCGTCAACCATAAAAGTTATGTCTAAAGGTTCGTATTGAACTTTATCGCCGTGAATGTATAAATCGACAAAAGGTGTATTACGAACAATCTCACTCATTGATATTCCAGGTAGATTAAAAGTTTGACAAAAATAAACCAAGTTTGGCATTCTTGTGAATGATAACTGGAATTTTGTTGGTTGTAGAAAACTTGTATTTTCTGGTTGCTTGTTTAATTTTGCCATGTTTTACCTCTACGATATTTATAAACAAAAAGAGGGGGAACCGAAGTTCCCCCTCAAGTCGTAGTCTTGCTTTCTTTTTGTTCTTAGAATTACATCAAGTTTGTAACTCTGAAGATACGATAGTAGTTGTTTGAACGGTTTGAAAGCACGCCCAAACCTGCTGTTGTACCTTCTGCGAACGGATTTGCTACCATTCCGTAACGTGTCTTGAATCCGATACGTGGCTGGAATGTGTCTTGTCCGATTGCACGAACCATCTGTAGTGGAACGTATGGGCAGTAGAACAAGCCAGCGTCATAAGGTGATGTGCCCTTATAACCAACTGTTACAAGTTCTGCTGCATTTGTTGCACCAGATGTCTGGCCGTAGTAAGGATCAATGTAGACCTTGATACGGTTGTGTAGAAGACCAGCAAATGTGTTGCCTGTGTCGTCTACCTGTAGATCGGCCTGAAGTGCTGGGGTGTACTGTAGAACGCCAGCCATTGCCATTGCAGAAGCAACGTCAGATGAGCATACTACGATGTTACCCTTACCACGACGAGTTGCACGAGCAATTACGTTTGCTTCGCGTTCGATCTGGAAGATAAGACCCTTGAACTTTTCAACTGACCAACGACCATTTGAGTCGGTGTCCAAGTCAAATGTACCAGCAGTTGTTGTACCTGAAGAGCAGCCCAACTTTGCTGTTGCATAGATTGTGCGGATAACTTCACGGTTGATTTCTGCTAGAATTTCTGTTGACAGAATGTTTGCTAGTTCTGTCTCAGCATCAAGACCATGAATTGCCTTCAAGTCTTGTGCAAGTTCTAGAGTGTATTCTGCCTTCAATGCACGCTCGCGAGCAGTTACTGTAACTTTCTCGATTGAGAATGCCATTTCAGCAAATAGATTTGTGCCAGAGTCGCCTAGTGCTTCACCCTGGGCTGTTGTCATACCGTTACCTGTGTTGGCAAGAGTATAGTCAACATAACCTTCGCCACCAGAAGACTGATGGTTCTGAGATGCACCATTTGCTCCAAGCTTGTTAGCAGCAGAGAACTTGGTATTTGCTTCTGTGAACAGAGCTTCTGTACCAGTCTGCGAATCGTACTTTGCACGCATTGCGAAGATCAAGCCTGTTGGGCCTGTCATTGGCTGAACGCCGCAGATATCGTATGCGATCAAGTTTGGAAGCGCACGACGAACCAATGAGATTAGGATTGGATCGTAGTTGCTGATTGAATTGCCGGTTGCGTTTGTTGGTGCTGATTCTGCTAGGAAACTACGATCACCACCCATGAATGCTGCCTGCTGAGCAGAAGCAATCTGTTGGTTTTCAAGTACCATAGCCGTAACAGCTCTCTTATACGGATCGGCAATCTTTGGGAGATCTGGATGTTCCAGAACTGGACCCCACTTTTGTACTAATTGTTCAGTAAGTTGCATTTAAGTTAACTCCTTTTAAAAATTTTATTTTACTACTGTGCGACTGATTGACTTAACATATGCTTCCATTACTGGGTCAGCAATCTTGTTAGCCTTTGCTTCTTCAAGACTCGTTCTCTGTGTCTCTTCCACAACGTCTGTCACTTCATCAAGTCTTTCGTTGTTTGACTTTGCTGGAGACTTTGTTGGGAAATAATTTTCGCGAAGAGTCAAGAGACTTTGTGTATAGTCTTCAACTGTTGAGAATTCAACACCTTCGGACAATGACTTCATCTTCTCAACCTGAGTTGATGTTAGTCCTTCACAAATATCATGGAATGCTTCTCTCTTTGCATATTCAATGATTAGCTTTCTCATCTCAACTGCAGAAGAGATCTGTTCATTCAACTTTCCTTCAAGTTCAACGACCTTTGAGGTCATTTCCTCAACTACATCAACCTTCTCTTCTGGAATGTCAATGTAGTGTTCAACGAATAGGTTGCGGAGACCAGCAATGAAATCTTCAGTCAACTCTGAACGTAGACCAGACTCTACTGCCAATTCGTTTTCCTTAACCCATTCTTCAACGACATAATTTAGATAGTCGTCAACCTTTGTTGTTAGCTCTTCCTTGAGTTCTTCTGTTACTTGCTCAAGGATTTCAGCGTACTGTTCCTGGATCTTTTCTTCAATAGCATTGACTCTTGCAGTTACAGCAGCTTCAAAAATGGTTGCAGCTTTGTTCATGAAGTCTTCGGAAAGATTTTCGCCATGGAAAAGAGCGTCAAGATCTTCTTTCATAGCCTTCTTGTCGTCTTCATCATCTTCTTCTTTTTCATCTTCGTCTTTTTCAGACTTCTCTTCCTCGTCTTTTTCTTCGTTCTTCATGTGATATGTTTCTTTTTTCATATCATCAGATTCTTCATTATGCATTTTCTTTTCTTCCTCATCGTCTTCTTCATTGACTTGAGGTGGAGCCTTCTGCATTGGCTCGGCTGGAGCTGGCTTTGCTCCTGGAGGTGTTGCTGTTGGAGCAGCAGCGGCAGCCTTTGATACGCCGGCTTCGTCAGCTGATGCAATAGCAGGTTGAATTGTTTGTGGTGAACCTTCCTGACCAGGTGTGGCTACAGCTGGTGTAGCACCGGCTTGACCAAAAGCTTCGCCACCCTTTGACATTGGTTTTAGAGAAGCCATGTTGCCTGAAAGAATTGCGGCAGCTGCTTCTGCTAGATTTTTCTTTGCCATTTTGTTTTTGCTCCTTTATATTAGACTATTTATATATTTTAGAGTTTTGAGAGAAAATTTTTGAATAGGCGAAGCTTGACATCTTCAATGTCTCTTCTATTAGCCTCATTCAAAGCCTTTTTTGCATGATCGTAGTCAACTTCTTTCCATTGACCATTTTCAATAATCCATTCTTTGCCTTCCATGATACCTCTAACAAAAGCATCAGGTGCAGAAGGATCTGCAACTATGTCTGCCGCTGTTGCCAAATAAAAATCATCCTGTACAAGATTTACACCGTTCTTAGGCTTTAGCGACCCCAGTCCTCTAGAAGATACGCCCAATCTGGCGCCCTCATCAATTAGATTCTTCACAATCTTTCCATAAGGAGTATCCAAAATCTTGGCTTTACCCACATAATTTGTGCCTTCTTGTTTCAAATCCTTGATCATGTGTGATACACGATCAAGATTGATTGTTGGTGTATCTGGATGACCCAGTTCACCAAAAGCACGATTTTGCATGATATAGTTTGTAGTATAACGAGATACTTCTCTCTGTAGGATATCCATTGGATATACTCTACCATTACGATTTTGACGCTCGGCTTGCAAGAAAACACCTTCAATGAAGTGTTCTTTATTTCCTGCAGGACCTTCTTCAGTCAAATAACGAACTTCTTCTACAACTTCTTTTATGAGTTTCATTTTAGACCCATTGCCTTTCTTTTCATCAAAGAGCGTCTACGCTTCATGAGTGCGCGTGCCAATTTTGCACGACGCTTGATCTTTCCTCTACGAGCACCCATTTTACGGGCTCTTTTTTCTGATGGAGACATGCGAACAAGTTTACCACCACGAAGAGTCAATCCTGGAACTGCTGATTTCTTTACTCTACGCTGCACTTTACCACCACGAATACGAGCCTTGATCATCTTCAAACGCCCCATCTTGGTAACGTTTGCTTCATCAATTGATTCTAATGCTTCAGCAAGTTCAGCAACACCATATTTTGCGGCAACAATTTTTTTTGCTTCTGAAAGTTTATCTTTCAAAATTTCAACAAATGACTCTGAAAGACTTTCATTTGCGCTATTAAAGTCATCTAGTATGATAGATTCTATTATTTTTTTAGTTGATGACATTTGTTTAGTCCCTATCAAAGGTTGAATAGTCTTCAGAATGTTTTCTAAAATCAGCAATGATTGTATAAGAGCAACCTGTAGCAGCAAAATTTACAGTTTGCAATCCTACATTCCCGTTTGAACCAGCACCAGATGCGTTATTTAATATTATGATGCCATCACCACCTTCAGCAAAATCCATTTGACCTTGACCAGACAAAGTTACCAAAGTTTGATTTGGTGTGCCTGTCCAATAAAGTTCAACATAACCATTTCCTGCTTGTCCTGCTGCAACATCATAGATAACTTTTTTCAAGGATAATCTATATGCTGTTTTACGATCCGTGCCACTACCAAGAAGTTGATTGTTTGCATTCAATGAAAAATTCAATGCACCCGCATCAATTTTTAATACAGCAGGTTCAGCAGAATTGCCTGTCCACTTGTATACAACTCTTCTTTCAGAATCAACAAGTTTCTGTGATGTATTTGCCATCTTTACATTCCATCCGTATGTGCGCCATGTGCAAATGCTGCAACTTTGGCAAAGTTATTTTGATCTTTGTTTATCATTCTTTCAATCTTGTAGCGATTGGTCAAATTTACCTTGTTATAAACGTTGATGATTGCTTGTGCAGTCATGACATCAACTTTTTGTTGAGCACCATTATCAAATGTCAACATTGCCGGTTGACCTGTTTGAACGATTTCTTCAAGAGCAGGCATGTTGCCTCTACGATCTTGTTTAGCTTCATGCACTTGTGCAATACCTTTATGACCATACATCATATCTGAATATGGTATAGTTACATATTGATGAATCTTATCTGCATAGTATAAAGCAACTTTTCTTCCATCTGGAAAAATACGAATAGCTTTACGTTTTAGCATGATCACATTTGGAGGATCAGACTTAAAAGTAAAATCTTCTACAACTATTGAATCTTTTGTATTAGATTCTTCCGTTTCTGAAAAAAATTTGCTTAGTGTTTTCATTTCTTATAGTCTTCTATCCTAGTCATTCCGAGGCATTCCCGCGCGATATTTATTTAATTGATGAATATTATTTTTTGGCATATGTATAACGTTGCTACGAGGATCTCCAACAAAATGTCTTCTCAATTTTGAACCAACATCAACATGATAATTGTGATCATCAGATCCTACAATTTTACCAGTGTCGTTCAAATCTTGATGAATTTTTACATTGTCACCCACTTTAAAGCCTTCATTTATCTTTTTTTTTTCTTCAAAGAATGTCTTACCAATCATTGCTTTCTTGCTTTCAAGAACATTTACAGCCTTAGCCGAAACTGCCTTTGAAACGTCTTCTTTTAGTGTTTCAAACTTGTCATTGACAATATTTTCTACGATTGTTCTTACAACTGCATTGCTCATAGAACATTTCTCCGATCTTTGATTATTCTTAGTATATTATTTAGATTGGTTTTGTCTTCAACTTTTAACTGTTTTGAAGCAGCATCATCCAATGGAGATACGCCTGGAGATGTCGTGTTTTGAAATGCTGTATCTACATCCAATGATTGTTGCTGACCATCTTGTTGTGGTGCAATAGGATTATTTGGATCAACTTGTTGCTGTTGTTGCGCTTGTTGATCTGGAGGCATTAGCTGTTGTGCCATTGCCTGCATTTCTTCTTGTTCATCATCAATTTGCTTTTTGATTTCTTCAATCTCATCATCAGTCTGATTAAGAATATTCTTGCGTACCCATTCAATTGAGAAATATCTACCAATATATGGATCTGCCAATTGTAGAACCGTGATACGATTCTGAATAAGTTC